AATGTTGCTGTACCAGAAACGGTAGCCTGGTTGTAAGTGAACTCAGTGGCAGCCAAGCTGCGGAGACTCAGGAGAATCTCCTGGTCAATTTCAGCTGTGATCTCTTGTGCCAGAGCTGCCATGATTTCGGCTTCAACGTCGATGCCATGCATGGCTTGAGCGTCTTGGGCACTTTCAAATGTCCAACGAGCTTGCAATTTACGAGTCTTGGCTTCAACAGCTTGCTTCAGAATCTGCACAGAAATTTGCTTACCACCAGTGCCTTCCATCACAGCAGTTGCACCACCAGTGTAGGTAGTAGCTGAGCTGGTTCCTTGTGGAACTGTGGAATAAGCAGTTGCAATAGTAAATGGGCTCAGTGCTTCCTGACCAGCTGTTACAGAAGTAGCAGCAGCTGAACTGTCAGTCAAGCTCTGGGCATAGCGCACACGCAGAGTGTGGATCTGTCCAACAGGTCCGGTCATGGGCTGAACGCCAACCAACTCGTTAGCAATAACAGTTGGCATCACACGTCGGATTACGGGCAGAATCACACGGTTAAGTGTGGCAATGTTACCAGCCACAGTGCTTCCAGAAGAAGCGTTCTCTTTCAAATAGCGTCGAGTATTCTCAAGAATAACTTTCATGCTATTGCGTTTGGTGCCTTGAAGGCCTTCTAGTAGGGCCTCTTTGGTCTCATCCCAACGACTTTCTAATAGTTCTTGTGACATTTAAGTCTCCTAAAAAATTTTAAAGCCCTGCCAGGCGCTTCAAGTCAATCACATTGCTGCGATCTTCCTGGGCGGTCTGCTGGTTCGGAACAGTTTTATCACCAGTAACTGCGGTGACATTTTCTGTGATCACTTTTGTGGCTTTCACAGAACGGTCTTCCAGCACTGCTGGTAGATACTTTTCAAAGGCGTTTTTCAACCTTGCGGTCTGGACGCTTTCGAGCAAATTACGCATGATTTCCTGCTTTTCCTTGTTCAAGGGACGCAACAGTTCATCCATTGTGCTTTGACGCTCGTTGGATTCTTTTACCATACGCAGTTCGCGTTCTTTGCTTTCAACAAGAACTTTGGCCTTCTTGGTGAAATTGATGGCTTCCGCCAATTTACGATCTTTGTTGGCCAACATGTCTTGCAACTTGCGTACTTCCGCTTTCTCATTGAGATGGGTAGCACCAAATTCCGCAGCATAGGCTTCAAAGATTCTACGACCAAAATTGTTCTCGCGAGCAATTTTGATGTCTTCGTGTAACTGATTAAGTTCAGCCTTTAGATGACGACTAACAGCTTGACTCATTTTCTCAGCAGATTCTTTGACAAATTTTGCTTTGAGTCCTTGTAGTTTGGCACGAGCTTCACGAACCAGACGCACTTTTGTTTCTACAACATCACGCTTGTCTTTGGCAAATTCTTGAATTTCTCTGGCCAATGCCTGCACCACAAAGTTTTCAAGTTTTGCAACTCCTTCAGTGTGCATTTTGCGATCTTTGCGCAGTTCAGAAATTTCTTCAGCCAATTTGGTCACCAAAAAGTTGTTGAACTTGGTTGCTGACTCTTTCATCTTGTGATGAAATTTCACACGATCTTCGGCCAATGCTTGCTTTTCAGCAGCAATGCTGGCCAATTCTCCTGCAAGACCTTCTGTTACCATCTTATCTAGGGCTTCTACCATCACTGTTTTGTCATGCTCATAGCGCTGTGCAAACTCCTCACGCAGTTCTGCACGCACTTGTTCACGAGCTTCAGTCAGTTTAGATTCCCAAGCTTCGTTGAGTTCTTTGCTGACATCTTCGTTGATCAAGCCGCTATCTAGCAATGGTTTAATAGCATCAAACATGCTTTATTCTCCTTAGATTTTGAGATCTCGAATGAGGCGTTTTACTTCTTCACGCAAGTATCTCTGCACTTTGTCGCTTTCACCACTCTCTTTTGCCATCTCTAAGATTCTATGACCGTGCTTCATATTCATGAGGCCTTCATAGATTGCTGTAGGATACGCATTGGGAGCACTGGGTTGAGCAACCACATCTATAGTGACTATCTCAAAGTCACTTACATGTCCTGTTCTGTCGTCGACATTTCCAGATCCACGGCTGCTGACACCAAGTTTGACACCAGATGTCAACAGAGTTTTAATCAATTCACCCATAGGGGTTGGCAGAATTTTCAACTTACCACAACCAGCATGTCCGTCCATCCACATGCCTTCCACTGTGTGACACACACGATCCAAGTTAATCTTGAGATCGTCGGGATGGTCCACTTCACCTAGCACAGAGTTTCCATTACGGATCTGTTCGTTGATTGTTTCTACTGCCTTGATAATTTCGTGGCGTGGGTAAAGACGATCATTTGCATTGACTTTGTCGCCTTCAATGCAAATGCCTTTGAGATAGAGGTTCTTTTTGCCAGACACATCGGCTTCTTCCAAAACTTGGATGTTGGCCTGGCTAAAAGTCAGATCTTCTCTTAGGTATCTAGACGACATCTAATTAACCTTTGCGTCCGCCAGGCAGTGGGCTCTTGGTGTTTACACCACTGGCTTGGCTTTTGACTGGTGCAGGAGCAGCAGATTTAAAAGCTTTTTTTCCAGCATCCTGAGTAGGAGTCACGCCAAGATCTTTCACTGAATTGCGGTAAGCAGAACTGTCATGATGACCACCGCCGTCTGCACCAGTCTTTACAGGCTTGCTGGCCATACCAGCTGCACCGCTGTTGAATGCTACAGGACCTGCTTTACCATCACCTTGTTCGGTGGTCACTGGCTTTGGGGCTGCTTTCAATGACAAGGCTTCTGCCATTGGCATCATTTCTTCTGTGTCGTCCATCTCAATGGCATCACCACCTTCATCGCCACCAAAATCATCGCCGTCGCCGCCCATGTCGCCGTTGGCCATTAGGTCTTCAAATTCAGCCATCAACTGATCTAATTTGTCTTCCAAATTCATGATATCGTCTTTGGTTGCAGGCTCGTCGCTGCCGGCATCGTTGCCCATGCCGCCCATGTCATCGCTGCCGGCATCGTCGCCCATGTCGTCTTCTTCAGCTTCCATGCTCATGTCTTGCTGTTCATCAGCTTCAATTTCGTCAATGAGTTGGTCACTGGCATCGCCGCCCATGGCACCTTCGTCCATTTCTTCAGCTTCTTCAATGTCTTCAGATTCGTCGAGTTCTTCGTCAGCAGCTTCGTCGAGTTCTTCGTCAGCAGCTTCGTCGAGTTCTTCCTCGTGCTTGGCTTCATCTAGATCTTCTTCTTGCATGAGATTTTCATAGATTTGACGACTTTTAGCTACCACTATGTCGTGAAAAAGCTCGCGAGCTTTTTGTTCTTCGTCGTTGATCACGTATTCGATCAACTGTTCAAATTTGTTCATAAGGGAAAACTCCTATAGGTAAAGTGTGCTGTTATTTACATAACAGGCAAAAACTCTGCGGTTTAAGGAGTCAAAATGACGATAAATTGCTGATCAAGCTGGAGCAGCAGGCGGTGGTGCGTACTGTTGCCGCACCAATTTGATTTTTTCTTTGTACTCGTAAGCACGAACGTCGTTCATTTTACGCAGTTTGTTCAGCTGCCGCAGAGTCAATCTTGTTTTGCGCAAATTGCCCAGTGTGGGTTGACTGTTGTCTTGCGACAGATCCTGATATGCTTCAGGTTCTTTTTTGTAAAATTCACGTAGCAGCATAACTGTATTTATACTCCGCCAGGTGCGCCTGAAGCTGGCAGTGCTCCACCAGGTGCGGCTCCTGGCAAAGCTGCGCCTGGGCCAGTGATGTCTGCAGCACCGGGCGGCTGCATCTGACTTATTTCTTCTCCAGTGGCAATGTCAGTTTCCATGCCACCTGGAGTGATGCCTACAGCTCGCAGATCTGCGCCGCCACCACTTTGCATTTCTGGCTGATCGCGCTCTTCGCGCCACAACTCTTCGTTTTCTTTGATTTCGTCTTCGGTCAAGCCCAAGAACCGCTGCAACATAAATCGTTTGCTCATGTAAGGCAGTGGTTCTAAACTGGTAAAAGCCTGAATTCTGGTGTTGTCCAACTCACTCTGACGATAAGATGCAAAATTTTGCGGCGGGCAAAATTTCAAACTGAACAGGCCAGAATCTATGTTGAACCCACGCCACTTCAAGAACATCTTGAATTCGTCGTCCAGTTTCTGCGCAATATGCCCTTGCAATCGTTCGCAATATTGATTGAATCTGTACTCTTGAATCAGTGCAGTGCCCACTTTGCCATCACTCATTGCACGATCTGAATCATCAGGACCTGTGGGCAGATAGCTTGATGGCACACGCAGACCACGAGCCATTTTGTTGTTGAAATACTTTAGATCGTCAATTTCGCCAAGATTTTGGCCACCAGGCAAAGTTTCTACTGACGAGCCACGACCATCTTGCCCCTGTGGAAAAAAGTAATCTTCGTTGATGCTGAGTGGATTGTAGCTGGCATCCATCATGTTGGCGCCGCCACCTGTCACAGTGGGAATACGCCGTTGATGCATTTCGTTTTTAACTCGTTCCACAAAGGCCATGGCCAAGTGACTGGGCATGTTGCCCACGTCAATTTTGAAGATTCTGCGTTCTGGAGCACGACTCACACGGTAGATCAAGATTGAATCTTCCAAGAGTTCTTTCTGTTTGAATACCTTGTAAATTTGCTCCAACACTGAACGTCCAAACGGCCAAAATACATCCAGACCTTCGTTGAGACTCATGTGTACAATGTGCTTGGCATCCAGGCAAGTTTCGTTCATGGCAGTCATGAAACGACTGTTGCCCACGCCACCGCCCACACCACCATTGGGCATGGTATAGTTGGCTGATCCTGCAATGGTCCCTGTCACTGGATTGGTCATGTAGTCTGTGGTAGTTTTGGCTGCCACAGTCATGTTTTGAAAGTTGGGATTGATGTCACGCACCAC